AATCAGGAGAGAGAAAAGGTGCTGCAGATATTGCTCTGATATTCAATTATATGAAATTGCTCGATCCGGGCAGTGTTGTCCGAGAGGGTGAATTCGCAACTGCTAGAAATGCAGGGGGCGTCCCTGATAGAGTGATTGCCATTTATAATGGCGTAATGAAGGGCGATCTCTTGAGTAACGAAGTGCGCACAAGTTTTGTTGCTGCGGCTGAAGAGGTGCTGAAACCCTACCGCGACCAATTCCATGCGACTAAGATTAGGTATTCCAACCTGGCTAAATCTGAGGGCGTCGAACCTGACAGAGTCGTTATGAACGACCCATTCTCTGGATTGACCGAGGAAAAATATGAGGAAAGATATACCAAAGACTGGTACATAAAGCACGGCTTTACTCCGTCACCTGGGGCAAAATAATGGCGACACCATTAGAAATACTAACTGAAAATATAGGAATTGCGAGGGCCCAGGGAATGTCCGAAGAGGACATTGTGGGCATGATCCGCAATTTTGGATATACGCCTGAAAGGTATCGCCGGGCATTAAAGCGCCTGGGAGAGAGTGGCGGCAAGATCGTCGAGGCCGGGGCTGGCAAGTTTTTGGGCCAAGGAGCCTCATTAGGCTATGGTGATGAGATCGAGGCGCGAGCTCGCAGTTTGGTCGGGCCAGAGTCATATGACCAGGAGCTCGCCGCAATTCGTTTAGGAATGGATGAATATCGAGAAGATCATGGAGGGCGGGCTATTGCTGCCGAAATGGCGGGTGCTGTTTTACCGAGCGTCCTTATCTCTCGGGCTGGGGGTGGTCCTGCTGCCGCCATACCTTTTACCAGAATAGCAAATGTTGGCCGCAATATGAGGATAGGGGCAATCGAAGGAGGTATAGCCGGGTCTGGCGCATCAGAAGATGATCTTTTAAGTGCAGGGACTGCCAAGTCTGCAGCACTCGGTGCTGGTCTTGGTTCGGCCATCCCTTTGTCACTCGGTGCTGCGGGCGCAGGCATAGACGCAGCCAAGCCAATTTTCAATCCGGCACAGCAAGAAATTGTTGGCAATCTCCTCAAAAAGACTGCAACAAACCCACAACAGGCGGTAGCCAATCTAAGGGGTAACTCGAATACGTTAGTCCCTGGGAGTGTGCCAACAACTGCACAGGCCGCTCGGGATCCGGGACTGGCCGCACTAGAAACTCCGATTAGGGGCATGGATCCGTCAAACCGAATCGGCAATCGCATGATTGAGCAGCAGATAGCGCGAAGTGAGGAGATGGGAAGACTTGCTGGATCGGAAGATGACCTTGCTAGATTGAAGGCCCGACGAGATGAAATAACCGGGCCATTGCGAGAGTCAGCTTTTGACGAGGGGGGAATGGTTACGAACCCTGGGGTGCTGATCGACGCCATCGATCAGTTGGCAAATAGACCAGGGATTAAAGGTCGAAGATCGGTCAGGGAAATTATTCTAAGGTTTAAGAAAGACATTGAAGATCTGGCTGTGGATCCTGATAACGCTGGGGGATATTCTCCCGGCAATTTGCACCCTATTGATCCTCGGGACCTTTATGGGGCACGGCAAGAAATTGGCGACCTCATGTCTGGCAGGATGGGTGGAGATGATTCCGCCAAGGCTCGCCTCGCTCGTAAAGAGCTTATGCTCGTAATGGGGTTGCTGGATAACACAATAGAAAATGTATCACCAGGATTTAAGAATTACCTGAAAACGTATTCTCAGAAAAGTGGACCTGTCAATCGAATGGAAACGATACAGGAGATTCAATTAAAGTCAGCGAGTGGCTCAAATTTGCAGACTGACTTGCCGGTCATAACACAGACCAAACTGGCAAATATTTTACGCAATAAGGCCAAAGAGATTACCAGGTTGCCTGAGTCAAACAGGAAGCGGATCAATGCAATAATGCGGGATCTGAACCGCGCCAATGCGGCTACTGCGCCCGGTGTAAAGGTTCCAGGTAGCGATACGGTCAAGAACATGTCGATTGCATCAGTGATCGGGAATCTATTCGGCGAAGCATCCACTGGCAATGTTGTACCAAACGCATTGATGCGTCCGTTTAAGATTCTGTACGGGATCTTTGATAGCGATGAAAAGATGACAGAGATGCTGGTGCAGGCGATGCTCGACCCGGAACTGTCGGCCAGGCTTTTATCCAGAGCAACAGAGCAGAACGTCGATAACCTGGTCACTGCCGTTAAGCGTAAAATGCCTGGCATAATTTATGGCGACATCGCGGCGACTGTTGGGCTGCACCAGGACTAATGCGACAATAAAACATGACAAACGATTCATATGGAAGCGCGCTGCATACTCCCGAGTACTCGGCTGAGTGGGATTTCCCCGCCAGTCTTCTTGAACGTGTAGCCACAGAAGCACCCCTGGACTGGTATGACAGTCAGCGGCTATTGGCTGAAGTAGTCATGTCGATATCGCCGGAAAGGGACCGCCGGATCTTCGCACTGAGGTATGGCTTTACGTTATCGATCCCGACATGGAGGGGGGCATCGCCTCAGACTCTTAAACAGATCGGTCATGAGTTTGATGTTACGCCGGAGCGTATCCGTCAGATTCTGATGCGTTGTGAACGACGGCTGCGAATCCACATCACTGAGGCGCTAAGAAATCGACAGTTTGACAACGCGGCGCTTCGTCTTTCAGCTCATCTGGGCAATGGGATCAGCGGAGCAGAGACTCGTATCGGCCAAGAACTGCTGAGCATCGCTAATTCATGGTTCCCAGAGCTGCCTGTTCTCACGCATGGTCTGCCTCTCATAGCGTCCTTCGTCTTCCGCGATGGACGAATTAGAGACCGTGCAATAAAAAGCGCCCGCGAGCTTTCGCGACGCAGACTGACGTGATCGGTGAGGTTGTCCTGGCATTGCAAGCCGTTAATGCCTTAGCTAGCGCGGTCTCTGAGGCAGCGGGGCATGCTAGCACGTTGGGCGGGATCGTCAGCAAATTGACCCAAACTAACGATGCTATTCAGACTGCCGAAGCGCACCACCATGGTCGCATGTCGCCGAAAGAAGCACTGAATATTGCGCTGGCCAAAAAACGCTGCCAGATCATTCAGACTCAAATACGCGATCACCTGATGCTCGCTGGCCTTAACGATGTCCTGCAGGAGATGGACAAAATTATGGACGAAAGTAGAATTCAGCATGAAAAGGACATGGCTGCATTAAAAAGGAAGAGAGCTGCCAACAGAAAGCTCTTGGGGGAGATAGGCCAAATCATCAGCATCTTCTTTACCGTAGCTGGGACGGCGCTCGCTGCTGTTTGGGCGTGGTTCAAATTCAAATGAGGACAGCAGTAGTGGATGATATCAGGGACGCAATCTAAATATCACATGCGCCGTCCTCGCATCCGGTGGCCTGTTTGATCTGCGCGGCAATTCTCGGGTCATCAACTTCCAATGTAATATCAACATCAACATCTCTGGCGCTCTCCCGGAGGTGCCCGTTCTCACGCCACAATTTCTGAACCGCGATCTCTTGCTCAATGAGCATTTGGATATAGTGCTGGGCCTTTCGCAAGTCATCCATGCACTGAGTGCGACCAGGCCGGTTATAACGACAAATATATTTGATGATATTTCCTTGAGCAAACCCCAGATCATTTTCGATGATGAAATGCGCGGGCTGAATAGCAAAACCCGTATAGTGATTGCCCGCCACCTGCCGACTAAACGCGTCGTTCATTGTCTTCTCTCCATGTCGTTCTCAAAAAAATTAAGGAACCCAAGGCAGCGCCTCGTCCCAATGCTCACAGGTGTTATGTTCGATTTGAAACTTTTTCGGCGGCGTCTCGTCGTCAAAAACTAAGCACATCCCCATCAAAAGATTTGCGCAATAGAAACATGAGTGCCATGGGTGTTTTGGTGACGTTGTTGGTTCTGCTGGCTTCTTAAGGTCTGTCACCCGACAACCCTCCCCCCCATATTCTCTTTGAGATCATCGATAGCGGGATCCCCGATAAACTGCAATTCACCGGCACTTGCAATTTCCGCGCTTGTGTAGCCGCCCTGTCCGTTGACAAACGGTTGGCCATTAATTTTATTAGTATAGCTCACAAAGTCGTCGTCGCCGTCCAGCGTCTCAGCCCATGGCGCAAGCATGGGAGGGATGAACAGATGCTTTGGGCAAGCCTGCTTCTGGTCCTCAAAAGAGATATCCTTTTTCCAGATTCCACAGGACCACCTGCCGTCGCCATCCATTTCAGGCGTGGCAAAGACGCAGGTTCTACAACTCACCTGGGGAGCCCCAGTGCCATGGCATTGGTCGCTATGGTCACACCATTTGCACTTGTAATGGCTTGGATCCTCACTCATCCGGGGCAGCGGCACATCAGATGTGATAACATCCAGGGCCAGCTTGACAAGCGGCTCAGTGTGCGCTTGGTCGTACTGGATGATCTCGTAGTGCAGCGTATCGTCGTTCTTGTTCACCGCCTGGTAAAGAGCAGCGGGGAGCTGCATGTAGTGCATATAGAGCTGCATTTGGTTGAAGTGCACAGGCTTGCTTGCGGCGACCCCCTTCTTCACCAGGTTCTTAAAGGACTTGTCGTTGTGCGTTTTCTGCTCACTGACGTGAGGGACTTCGGGAGCCTCCGGCAGGCCCCGCACAACGCCATCAAGGCTGCCACCGAAATGGCCACCATGGTCCTCAATACGCCACTGCTGGCCAGTATCCGGGTCAACATCCCACACAGTGATGTCGGCCTTTGCGAGAAGATCATTGAAAGTCCACTCTTCGCGAGAGCCTCTGGCAAACAATCTCAGCAGGCGCGCTGAATGCCAGGTTTTTGATGCCCAGCGATAGATATACCAGAGTTTTCTGGGACAGTCGGGGTCCATGATCGAGGCACCCAAATGGGCCCTGGACGGTCCAGACCCCTG